GCTATTTGTGTTATCACCAAATTTATATCTTCTATCTGGAAATCTTACTTCAACATTTGGATACCAATTATTAGTTTTCTTATCATATATAAAATCATGAAACCACTGAGTTGATGTATCACATGGTAATATACATACTACTGTTGCACCATGTAATGATTCAAACTTTGCCATTTTTAACCAACCATATAAATTTGAATATGGTGGATTCATAAAAAGCAAATATTTGGTCTCCATTTTTGATGAAGTGCATCTTGTTCTATTGTAAAGTATTTCTCGCATTTCGCGTTGAGTTTTGTTGCACAAACATCTAATGTGAAATTAAACTCCTTATTAAGTGGTACAAATAATTCATCTGGAGTAGTGCGTTCATCTGANNCNTNNCATNATTTTTTCAATGCATGATNATAAGATTGAATTGCCAAACGCGCAGAATCAATTATTAATCTAACTAATTCTGGGTTATCTCCTAAGTAACTATGTGTTTCAATACTTTTTGACACAAATTCTAAATCGAGTTCTTTATCGTTTACGATTTCTTTGAATCTGATTATCATGGAGTTTTATCCGTATAGATTCTTTCTAAGATTTCTTCTTGTTTATCAGATAAAGAATTTCTTACTGCAAATTGATCTGTAATAGATTCCATGAAATCTTCTTCCCATTTGGTTAGATTAATTCCATGTTCATTAATGTAATCTATCCAGGATTGAATTGTTTCTGGTTCTTGGGTCATTTTTCTGGATTCCCTTCACTGTTAGGAAGTTGTTTTCTTAGATCATATATACGAAATTCTAAATCCTTTTTTCGTACTTCTAATGATTCAATACTTTCTAGTATTGCTTGGTATTCAGTTCCAATCGACCCATTATGTAATCTATATGCTTTAAAATTAGTTCCTGGAATTAAACTCATTATTCCTCCACAAGCCATTTAAACTTTGACAAATCTTTATAGTTATAGCCAGATTCAATTTCACAAGGAATAATTAATTGTCCTCTTGGCAAACTGCATTTAGAAAAGTTAATAGGTCTTTCAAATTCTTCTCTAAGAATATTAGCTGCTTCAAACCTTCTATTAATTGGAACTGAGACAAGTAAGGCGTCGTGAGATTCAACGATAATTTTGATCCAGCTTGCTCTGCCTGTAATGCCATACTCCATACTACCGCTGATTCTAAGCGCAACTCCTTTAGTATTTTCACTAACAGTTCGTTGTGGAATGTAACTAAATCCTTGTCTGAATAAATCTTCTCCGTATCGCTCATAAAATATCCTTGGTGCTCCACAATCAATTCCATAAGGAGATGGTGCTATTAATTTTCTATCTTTTTCTATGCACTTTCGTATGCCTTCTTGGAATATCTGCTTAATTTTAGGCTGCTTTGCATGAAATACTTTTAATGCTTTATCTGCTATTGCTTCAGTAATGACAATAGGAATCTTATACTTTCGCGCTTGAGTATTTACTTCTAATGCAGCGCGTCGTTTAGATGCACCTAAATGACCAGCATGCCTTAAAGTTTTACCAAGAAATCTTTCAGGAGATTCTTTACCACCATGAGCTTTTTTACTGTGTTGTTCCTCCGACCCGCCGAGAAACCACGATGCAGTATAAGCATGATAATCTCTTTTATCAATATCTTCTAGTGCTTCATAATCTTCTGCTAAAAGAAAAATTACTCGCGCTTCAGCTTGTGAACTATCAGCCTGTAAGAATATTTCACCTTCATCGGGTACAAATATTCTTCTTACCTCTGGTCCTATTTCACCATGTTTAGTAATAGTCTGAAATGCCATTCCAATAGATTGCTTTTTTCTATGCCCATATTCATCTCTAACTTCTACTTGTGGTCTTAATGGAGGATCTTGTTGCTGTGTTGCTGATCTACCAGTTTCTAAGCAAATGAAATAAGAAGTTTTCATTCTACCATCAAAATCAGTAGGCGCATATAAATAGGAAGATAAAGTTTTTTTAACTTGCCTATCTTCTAAGATTAATTCAATTCCTTTTCTATGAAGATCACTTTTAACATTTTGATTTAATAGTTGAGTTAATACTTCTTCTCCAGTTCCACCACGAAAAGGAAGTTTCCAATTTTCATAAAGTAAATTTGTAATCTGTTTTGGAGATGAAGCATTTACTTCGCATCCGACAATTTTATAAAGTTTATAGCGAATTTGCTCGTCCCATTCTATGTATTTAATAATTGTTTCTTTTCTTAAAGATTCATCAACCTTAAAGCCTATATTCTCGATTTTGCCATATAAATTGTACAAGGGAAGAAGAAATTTCTCATAATACGGCCTAACTCCTAATTCATCTAAATCAGGGTCCATAGCAGTATTAATTTCTTGCGTAATACAAGCATCTCTAGCACATCCAATTAATAAGTCGGATACTTTACCTTCATACATTCCTTCGTCTTTGTAATAAGGTTCTTCTGTGTATATACTCGTATTAAATGCGAGATTTTTAGGAAATTCTGGATTAATAGAAAAAGCCTTAAGCATAGTATCTGAATAAAGCGATTTGACAATAAATCCTAATCTCTTAATCTTATCTCTATCATAGTTAAAATTCTGTCCTATTACTCTATGTTTCGCGAGAAATTCTGATAACATGCTCCAAAGAATAGCTAAATCTTGATTACTAAGAGATGATATATTATGATGATTCCATAAAGGAATAGTTATGCCTTCACCTGGAATAAAACTAATACCAATACAAATAGGAATACATTTAAAGGCTTCAATATCTATAGCAGGATTACTGTTAAAGCGATTTCTATGGATGAAATCATAAAATTGACTTGGTGAAGTACAAATATTGAGATTACGATAAGGCAGTTGAATTTCTGGAAAATAAGATTGTTTAACCGCGCGCTTTAAGTCAAATTTCATTATTGACTTATTCCAATAACCTTTTACATCTCCTTCTTGATGTAGTATGTGTGAAGGATGATATGTTGAAATTGCTTTAATTCCAAATGCACTTATAATTGATCCGCGCCATTTCTGAATAGGTGATTTACCAGCACATTCATATAAAGCAGATCCTCCGAGAAGGATTAATATGTTTGGTCTAATTGTAAGAAGTTCTTTTCTAAGATTTGAAACTTCTTCATCTACATTTATCCCAATTGATTCAGCTCTAACACGAAAAGGAATTTTCTGCTTACCCAAATTCGGAGGAATTTGATATTTACAAACATTAGTTAACCAGCATTCTTCGCGCGATATGCCTATTTCTTTGAGCATTGCATTAAGAAGTTGACCAGAAGCACCAACAAATGGAGTTAATTGCTCAGTTTCCATATTTGCAGGGGCTTCTCCTATAATGGCAATTTTAGCAGATCCATTGCCTTTTCCGGGAACATAGATTTTATTCATCTTTGATTAGTTTTAATGCCTGATTTCTCGATTTACATCCAACTAGCTTATCTAGATTCTTACCTAACTTTAAATTTTCACTTACAAGCGCGAGAGATATTCCAAAATATTGAGCAGTAAATCTGATTTTCCATTCTTTACCAAATTTATCATGTTGTTTCTTATGATATTTATAAACAGTACTTACTTTAATTCTCCATGATTTTGATAAAAGATATTTTTCCTTGTAAGTCATCTTAAACAATTCGCATTAATTCTTGTTCAAGATCTACAACAAACTTAAGATGCTCTGTAGCAATATTAGTCATTTCTCTTCTAACTCTAGAAAATAACCATTTAAGAATTGAGGCTTCATAGTTTGATAATTCAATATTAACAGAATTTTTTATTGGTAGTGGTGTAATAGCAGTAACTTTCATCAAATCACCTCAATTTTTATTCCACGCCAACCTTTATACTCATTAGTAATTGGATCAGTAAAATCAATTGGCTCAAACATTACTGAATCACCTTTCTTTAATTCAGTGAAATGTTTAGTATTATGCATCAATGCTGACCAATGAAAGAAAAATGTAGTAAATGGTTGTTCTGCTGATGTAATAAATCCAAATCCTGTTGGGTCAACTTTTGTAATCTTTCCTTTAATTCTCTTGACTGGATCAATTGGTATGAGTTCTGCTTCTTTCATTATTGAGATCTGACTCCAAACGTATAATCAAAAATAATTAACTCATAAAATGGATGTTTATGATGACTGATGCAAGGTGATTTTCCTCTTGCAATAGCAAACAAAACATTGTATCGGTTCATTAGTTCTTCATCTTTTCTTAAACTATTACTAAAATAGAATTTCAATTTAATTAACCTTCGGAATAACAATAAGTGGTTTCTGTTGTTGCAATGCCTGCCTAGATCTATTAATTAATCCTTCTGCTACTTGTAATGCTGTTGCAATATCAAATTCAACATTAGTAACTGGTTGGGGAAAATTAATATAAACTTTACCATCTCGCGCGTGAATTGCTAATTTGTCTTGCATTTATTTATTTTCCTGATTAATTCTATCCCTATATTGAATAAGTAAATCAAACATTCTATGTTCAAGCCATATAGAATTTGTTACTTCAATACCGTTCTCAGTTGTTAGTAAATAATCTCCAAAATCTGTTGGTTGGATATAAACTCCATCACCAATATATTCTTTCTTAGTATGATTTGTAATAGATGTACGCATATCAATTTCCTCAATTTCCCGGAAAACAAACATATTCTTTCTCAGTAGCCTTATCTTTATCAACCATAGTTCTATGTGAACGCATAATATAATAATCTTTATCTACACCTTTCTCTTTTGTAATTAAGTCCGCTCTCATTTGTGACCAATCAGAACATTCTCTATATATAACTTCAAGATTTTCATCAAAGGTTTTTAAATGCTCAATTAACTCTTTAACTGTCATATCAATTTCCCTTTATAAAGTTGGGTGTGTATCAGAATCAGAGTATATTCTCTTTTGTGTGAGAAATTTTCTGCTCCAATACACACCCTATTACCAGAAAATGGACTAAATGGACTCAGAGTATATTACGATGATTCACTTAATCATCTAACTCTTCATTGTCCTCTTCATTTTCTGGTAAATCTTCTTCTGTTTCATCTTCCTCAGATAACTCATCATCTTCATCATCATCTGGCAATTCATCATCTGGATCAGTTACTTCTTTTTCAGGTCCAAAATAGTAATCTGGAATTGACATTTTATCCTCATTAAAAAGTGATGGATGGATTTGCTCATAATGATTTGCGACTCATTACCATCTTATTCCCATCAATATTCAGATAGAATCCAGTACTTATTAGCTACTAACTGTTTCTCTCAATGGCCTGAATTGACCCGTTTGAATATTCTGCATCTGTTGATTCTTAGGGTTAATTCCATTGCCAATAAACATCTCGAATCGTTTACCAGCAATTGCTTCTACGTCTGCTCTATCTCCGGGTTTTGGTTCAATTCCAATAGCGCGTAGAATTGGAGTAAGTCCAAATGCTGCCTTAGAATTAATCAACCAATTAAAAGGCGTTGGAACACCTTGGAAATCAGTTGAACCAGTATCAGCATTCTTGACAATCTTACCCTTAATCCATGCATTAATGGATTTTCCATCAGAGGATGCCTTATCTTCAATTCTCTCGACTAGCACCTCATACCAACCTGGAGTAACTAACTTAGAACCAAGAACATCTGACTCAGAGAATTCTACGATCATTGTGTGTTTTTCCTTTTGTTTGTTGTTGTTTTAGAGGGAGGCATCTTCTTTGACAAGATTAGGTACAATAACCTGAATCTCTGCCATAATATTGATTTTCATTGTTACATATGGAACCTTATGAAGTTCCAATCTTGCAATATCTTTCTTAAGTAGTTCTTCATCTGTATATCTTTTTGCTTGTTCTTGTGAAGATATAAATGAAAAACTATCTTCATAAGTATAAGCTGACTTAAGAAACAAATTTCCAACCATAATTACGTATTCAGGTTTCATTGTTTTTCCTCTTATTATATTGAATTGAACCTTTTGAACTAAAACTGTCTATATTTTTAGCACACCCATGAGATAGTATTTGATGTAAACATGCTGCTTCTCCAATAGTTGTTGTAATAGTTCCAGTATATCCTCCATCTAAAAATATAGCAATTTCAACATGACTTGGAGTTGGACTTCTAAATTCTATATTAATTTTCATGTTATTAAGTTCGTAACAGGACCAGCCTTTAACTTATTGATTGCTGGCAGGATATATTTCTCATACAAAGGATCATCATTAATTTGTATTACTGTTGGTAATGGTAAACTCGATCTAGCATAATCACTTCCAGTATTAGTTGTTTGAATAATATATGCTCCACCCTGCCCTTCAATCACTGCGCGTTCAATACCAAAATGATATGTTTCGTCGCAGATCGCGGGAATTTTTGCTGCGGGTGCTTTACCAGCAGTAACAATTGTTCGTGATACTTCTACTTTGCCATCAAGTTTCTTACTATCACGATTAATAATATGAGCAATTAGGATTACATCAATCTTATGAAACTTTTGGATATCTTTTGTTAATGCCATAAGTTCATTTAATCCACCTGCTTCTGCATTAAAATCTTCTATTTCATTAACTGCTATGCCTCCAATTAATTTACCAGCAGCAGCACCAGATGCTCTATTACCAGTTTTTAATTTAAGAGTTTGCCTTAACATAGCATCAGCGCATGTTGTAATAGAATCAATTACAATTGTTTTATATGGACATTTGATTCTAAACTCTTCTAATTTAGATGCAGCCTTAGTCCAATCTTCATAATCATCATAATGCACTTCATCTGGATTAATATTCCATTTTTGCATAGGAATAGTTAATGCATTCATCTTTCTATCGTAGCTGAAAAAGTAAATTGGTTTAGGATATGATAATGCTGCTGTTGATTTTCTAGTTCCTGGATCACCTTTAAATAGACTAAAATGAATATCATGATTAATCGTTGACATTGTAGGCATTTTTATAGCTCATCTCGATAATATTGATCTTTCATTTGACCACGCATTGATTCATAAATTGCTAAATTTCTATCAACTACAGCAATCATTTCTTTTACATATCCATCTGGATCTTTAATATGTTCAAGAAGTTTCTTAAGTTTGATTAAATCTTTTTTAGTCATTATAATTTATCCAACAAGAAATCTTCAATAGTTTTAACTGAACCTGATTTCTTACTTAAGCATCCGCAGTGAGGCTTGGATAATCTAACTGATGCCTTATTCATATAGAAAATATTACCACAATAATTACAAATAGATTCCCTACCAACTACTAATTCGGGAAATGTATGATGAGTACATCCGGGTAGGGAACATTTGTATTCTTCCCTACGCTTAATTCCTATGCGAATGCGGATGTATTTGTGGATGTGCTTGTTCATGATTATTTCTTATTAATTTTGTCGATAAATTCCTGCGCGACTTGTGTTGCTTTCTTAAGATTCTCAACTAACTTAATTCCGTCTTCTTCTAATTGCTCAAAAAGTAGTGGAATATATTCAATTACTTTAATTCTTAAATATCGAGGTGCGCTGAGCCAGTGCCAATATTGAGTATCTTCATGAATATAAAATCCCCATTTACTTTCAATTCGACCATATCCAAATTTAGTTTTTAATTTTAAATTAGGAATTTCAATTTCTGATTCAACCCCTAATTTCAAGTTATTTATTGAATCTTCAATATTTTTTAATTGAATAGTAAATGAGTCAGTTAATTCATTCAACTTTCTAGCTGATACAATTAAGTTACTCATTGAGATTTTAACTTTTGCAATATCAATCATTGTTAGAAATATCCCATTTTGAACCAACGCGAAAGTTGATTTTTAACATTTCTTCTCTCATACCACGATCATTATTGCATACATCTTTTCGATAAAACTCACATTGACCAAATTTGTTTTCACAGTTATTATGATTTGGTGGAAAGTATCCTGCTTCAGTATATGCAACTAACATTCGAGCATAATGTGGAACTGTTTCAAATTGCCATTCGGCTAATCTATCTGAGGTATAACTGATAATATTTCGAGTAAACTTTTCTTCTGGCTTAAGTGATTTTTGAAATCCAATCTTATTAATCATTACATTTCTACTGTGAAGTAAGATACAATGCCCCATAAATTGATTACTCATGGACATAGTATCTCTGCGTTGCTTCATAGTTTTGTGGTCAACTGACATAATACCCGCTTGAGAATCTATGATTAAATCGAATTTAGCTTTCCATTTAATTGCAATATCATCATCTTCGTAAATCTTTATTTCTCGAACTTCTTCTGACGCGAGAACTGTAAAAGAATCATTTCGCCAGAAATCAAAATACTCATGCATTGTTTCAAATACAAACTTTGAACCGATATTATTCTTATCTGATTCTTCTGGAATATTCTGGGCGAAATCGTCAATATCATCACCATGAATATACTTATTTTTATCTGCTGGCCCATTGATAAATTCATTACCAGCATCTAATCCGCGTTGAATTGATTTTTCGCGCGAATTACCTTCAATTAATCCTTTATTATACCATTCAAGGATAATATGAACTAAAGAACCACAAGAAATTGCATTTGACTTACCTTCTTTTGATACTAAGGATTGATTGAATCTAAAATCCATGTATCTTGCACATGACATTAAAGAAGATAAAATTGTTGCATCTAAGACTACAAATTTCTTACTCATGATTAATTAATCGACTTCTTTCTTGGATCTTCTATTAAAGCATGAGGATGTTCTGAATGAGTCATAAGATAATTTAGCACCATACATGTAGCACAAGTATTACCATATACAGCGACATTATTATCTAATTCAATAAAAATAACTGCAAATGCACCCAGTTCTTTTAAATACTTTTCATGCAGAATTTGAACTTCTGCTAAGTATTTTTCTACGTTAGTCATCTGAGAATTTTCCAACCAAATTATCTAAAATCAAATCTTTAGGATGCTTATGCAATAATTCATCTTCTATCTTGCCTCTACATTCATCACACATATTAGCATCTCTATCATTATTTCTAGTTGGGCATAGTGATGTCTGAATATTACAATCATATTCTTTATTGCAATACTTGCATTGATGAAATTTTATGTAGCACATTTTTAAGTCTCAATAATTGAACAATTCTTTTTTAATTCATTATAAAAATGTGACCAATAAGCATTCTTTTCTTTAGCAGTATATGATGTGCTAAGTCTTTTTAGATGTTCATTAAATGCTAATTTCAAATGTTTTAGTTCTAGTTGCTCAATTTTCTTAGTCATCTTTATTCACCGAAAAAGTTTTACTACAAACTGAACAATAAAACATAATCTTGACAATTAAATTTTTAACTGGTACTTCATATAACTTTTCTATCATTGATAAGTTATCGTTTTTGCATGAAGGGCATTGGATTTGCATTTGGAAAAATTATCTCCTTCTTCTAACAATTTCTAGAATAATATCTTTTGTTACAGCACTTTCATCAAAACTTGCTTTTACTTCTTTATCCCAGGATGCTTGAAATGCAATTCTTTTATTCTCAACTATTCCATCTAGAATTGTATCAATTGTATCATCACCATGAACATATGTTGCAACTACAGCAGTAGAAGTCTGACCAATTCTAATAAATCTACCTTCTGCTTGTTCTTCGTTACTTGCGTTCCATTGTCTTTCGTGCATTATGCAATCAGAACAAGATTGTAAGTTAAGACCTTCACCAGAAGCTAATGTGCTTGCGATTAATAGGCGATATTTATTACCATTAAACTTTTCTTGGCAAGTAAATCTTTCTTCTGGTGACATTGCCGATGATAAAACCAAAGGCAAAGGAAGATAATTTTCCATGCAATAGGTTTTTAATTGATTCTCTATTAATCTCGCGCACTCTTTATGATGTACGAAAATAGTAAGTTTTCTATCTGTCTCGCTTAGAAAATCCTGTGCTAACTCAACTGTAGAAGGAATTTTTGCAATGCCTACAATCTGCTTCATTTGCATCAGAATTGTATTCATTGCTTTCTGAGTTTCAAATGAATCCTCTGTTCCTTCTAACAATGCATCATTAAATATCTGGACTAATTT